CGGCCATGATCGCCAGCACGGCCTCGACGGTCTGGCCCGACCGGTCGGCGTAGACCTGGGCATAGACGCGGGCGAGCATGTCGAGGAAATCGGCCTGCGCCCGCATGCCATCGGCATTGGCGTAAACATAGCCAGAGGGGTTGTGCAGCATGATGAAGGACCCGGCCGTCATCTCACGCCGCGAACCACCCATCAGGATGAGAGAGGCCGCCGAGGACGCATTACCCTCGACAATGATCCGACACCCGCCCGGATGGTTCGCGAGGGTGGCGCGGATGGCCTCACCTGCAACCGGATCGCCGCCATTCGAGTTGAGGCGCACGACAACCTCGCCGTCACCCATCGCAAGCAGCGCTTCCCGGACCATCTGGGGGCAGAAGTAGATCTCTTCCTCCCAGGCCCATCCTGCCGCTTCATCCGACATCACATAGCCCGACAGCACCAGTTCGCCGCCGAGGATCAGGTCAGACCCACGTTTCTTCATGCTTTCGTCTCCTCGGTTTCCTTGGCCTTGCGGGCTTCGCGCGCCGTGGGCCGGGGTTTGGGCGCGATCGGGTCAAGCTTCGCCCCGGCGTCCTTTTCGGCGTCCTCTGCCCGCTCGCGCCGGATCCGCTCGGGATCGAGGCCCAGCTTGCGCTGCACGTTCTGGCGGCTGTCGACGCCCCCTTCGACACCCTTGAGCATCGCATCGATTTCGTCGTTCGGATCGATCAGCGGGCGCCGCGGTGCGGTATGCTCCAGCGAGAACGTCTCAGTCTGCAGAACCCGCTGCATCGGCCATGCTTCGAGCACCCACCGCTCCACGCCCATGCAGAACTGGCTGATGATCATGCGCTGCCAGCGCTCGACGTTGCGATCCATCTCCATGCGCCCCATCCGGCCGCTGGAGAAATTGGTGCCGCTCAGATCGCCGGTCAGGGCTTCGCGCGTGATCCCGATGCCCATGGCAATGGCGCCCAGACATTCCCGCATGAAAATGCCGTAGTCATCGACCTTCGGCGGCGTGGTGAAAGTGACCGACGATCCTTCCGGAGTGCCGACGATGGCCCCCGGCTCCATCTTGTCGAGGCCCTTCAGACGCGCCTTCTGATCAACAGCGGCGTCTTTGTCATAGGTCACGACCGCCGCGAGCAGGGCGGCCATCTTCTGCTTCAGGATCTGCGCTTCCTGATAGTCGCTGACCTCGCCAAGCGTCAGCATGACAGGGGCAAGCCACGGCACCCCGCGCAGCTGACCGGGGCGGTCTAGCTTGCGAATATGCAGGATATCGCGCCACGAAACGCGCTCGGATTTCAGGCTGTGCCCCATCTGGCGGGTTGCGCCGGGATGTTCGGTGTAGAGATGATAGGCCTCGATGTCGCCGATCGGGCTGTATTCGACGCCTTCGATGACGATGTTCTTGCCCCAGCTGGTGACGGTCGTGTCGAGGTAATCCGCCTCGAGCAGTTCGACCTGAAACCCGAGCGGCAGATCCTTTGCATATTTGCCGCGGCGGATGCGGCGACGGGCCAGAATCTCGCCATCGGTGAAGACGGTCCCGATCACCACTTCCTGAAGGGCGTAAAGATCAAGCTCGCCCCGGGCATCAAGCGCCGGGGTCAACAGATGCTTCGCCAGAACCTCCCAGATCTTTTCCTTTTTCTCTGCATCGTCGTGTTTGACCGATGGCACGATGCCGGTGCCCACCGTGTTCGAAACCACGACCTCCTTGGCCCGCGCGGCATAGGGACGATTGCGGACCATGTCCCGGCTAAGGTTGCGCAGGCGCGACCGCGCCCCGAATGCGGCGGCATCTGCATCCGTTCCCGGCGCCTTCCAGCCCTGTGTACGCCGGCCGCGCGAGGCACCGTCATAGTTCATCGCGACCCCGAGGGCCTGACGCGCCATGACCCGATCACGACCGGCAACGGGCGACAGTTCGCAGATCACCCGGTCAATGGCCTTGCCGATCCAGCCCATGCTCAGAGCCCCCGCCCGGTGGTGGCATAGCCGATCGAAAAGCCGCCGCTTTCGCCCTGCGCGGCATCGATCTGACCTGTGAGCGCGTTGATTGCGGCAGCCATCTCGGCGTCAGAGCGGTATTCGACGCGCTCACCGTTCAGCTGCAGCACCTTCACGCCCTTTGCCCGGGCGCGGATCAGGTTGTCCCGCATCTCGATCAGTTCGGAAACTGCGATTGCCATGATTGCTCCTAGCCATTCAGCCAGCTGATGGCGGTTGGTTCTTCTGTCGTGTCACTGTCGGCCGGCGGCTCGGCCTTGCCGGTCCAGATCGCGAACGGGTTCACTTCGCCGAGCACCGCCCAGGAGGGCGGGTCTTCGGGGTTCAGCCGCAGGATGCCCTTGTGCTCGGCGATGGCCTGCGCCTGTACCGAAAGGTCCAGCGTTTCGTTCCGGCCCGCACCGGGGCGCCTCGAATAACCGTCATCGCCCCGCCGTTCGGCCAGAAGCTCGTCAATCCGCTCCCGCTCGATCGACCGGGCGAACACATAGGAGCCGGGCCCCTGATCCATCCGGGCAGCACTGGCCAGAACCGTATCCTTCAGCCGGTCCACCGCCATGTTCAGCAACTTGATGGACCGAGCCTTCTTGTTCTGCGATCCGCGTTCCGGCGCGATCAGCCAAACCCGATCCGACAGCTTGAAGCCGCCGCGACCGATGGACAGAAACCACAGATGCCCCTGCCCCTCGCGCTTGCGCTTGCGCCAGAACTTCTCGGCATTGTCCGACCAGCCGGTCGGGCCGTTGAAGTCGATCACCACAGCGCAAGGCTTCAGCGTCCAGGTCTCACCCTCGACTGCATATTCCCGATCGACCAGATCAAGCAGCGCCTCAGCGTCCTCGATGTAGCGCCCCGGGTTGATGGCCCGGAAGCGCCCTTCAAGATCCTTCGCCCGCGGCGCATTGTCCGGCGGTTGCGTGATGTCGAACCGGTCCAGCGCCATGCGCCTGCCGTCCAGCCCCCACGCGGTAACCAGAACGGCGAACCAGCTGCCATTGGTATCGACCGACACCGTGATGAACCGCGTCCACTGAGGACAGTGGCGGGGCGGCAGGTCGCAGGCCGATTCCTTCAGCGCGGCCGCCGAAAGCTCGGCATCGCCGTCGACCGGTCGGGCATAGGGCACGCCGATATCGGTGTAATGCACCCGCGCGAAGTCGATATCGTCACTGGATGCCGCAAACCCACGCCGGGCGGTTTCGTAGCGCTCGACCAGTTCATCCCAGCCAGAGAACGCCGCCGCGGCGCCATTCAGCGCATAGCTGGCAATCGGCGTCTGCCGGATGTTCGGATCATCGATCCGCACGAGGATGCGCCGGCCTTTCTCATCCAGCAGCCGCGATTCATGGAGCCAGCCGCCGCGACCCGAGAGTGCCAGCGAGTTGAGCCGCGCCTTGTGGCGATGGCTGATCTTGTGGCCACAGTCCGGGCACTGCATCCGCGCCATTGCGCCCGCTTCGCCGGGCTCCAGCTCCTTGTCGTAGACCAGCCGATCGAACCGGGGTTCGAACAGCTCCGCGCAGTTCGGGCATTCCCAGTACCAGCGGCCGCGCGTCCCTTCGTTGTAGATCTTGACGATCCCGCCAGTGACGGGAGGCAAGCGGTGCGGTGCCGCAGGGTCGAACTCCCAGACCTGTTCCGGGTCCACCGGAAAGGCCGGGGTGCTCTCCACGAAAACGCAACCGCGCGACATGAACGTGCGGATGCGCTGCAGTGCCATGCCGTGCGGCGTGCCCTCTGGCGCATCCTTGGGGCCAAGCCGTTGCGGCATGTGGTCGTAGTCAGTCAGCAGCACCATGCGCTGCGAGCGCGATGACAGCTGGTTGGCCACCGGATAGCCGATGGTCAGCCGCATCCCCTTGAACCGTTTCCGGCTGAAGGTGCTGTCGTCGCGCCCTGCCCCGAGCCGCTCGCGCAGCGCCGGGCTGGCATTGATGGCAGGATCGAGCTTTTCCTCGACCCAGGCGTCGGCGTCGGTCTTGGTCATATGGATGACCTGAACCGGCGCCTGCGCGCAGGTGATCGCATGCGCCGAAACGGACAGCAGCATCTGCGACTTTCCCGACTGAGAAGGTCCGACGAAACAGACCGTCTTGAACCGCCGCGACTGGCTGATGTCCTGCGGCTCCACCGTGTAGGGTGCAACCGTCCGGTCATAGGCCTGCCAGTTGCCCTGTACGGGCACCTTCAGGTGCCGCTCGGCCGCATCCGTGACCGAGATCCGGCTGGGCGGGTCGAGAAGAACTGCGGCATCGGCCAGCAGTTCCTCAGGCGTCACGAACGGCGGAAGCGGCGGGATACCGCTTCCCATCGCGCCGCCGAACATCAAAACCACGGCAGCACCCCGTCAGTGCAACGACCGGCTTGGCGCAAAACCAGCCTCGACCATCGCAGCCCTATGCGCCGCGCCCATCGCCGCGAACCGCGTAGAATCCAGAACTTTCTCACCCCCGACGAAACGCGAGCGGGGCTCTCCAAGGTGCGGCTCATGACGTTGCAGCTTGACCCCAAAGTCAGGGTGGCCCTTCCAGCAGTCCGGCGCCCAGCAGTACCAACCCCAGCCACCTTTGCGCGGGATATTCACCCATTCAGCCTTCGGTTGACCCTCTTTTGCATGGCGCCAATGAGCACGGCACCAATGAAGGGCAACACCGTACCAGTCTCCATATGCGGCGGCTGCCTTAGCCCTCGTCTTGGAGCCCACTTTCCAGCGCACCGTCGAAAACGCCAAGGCGACTTTGCCGGTCACTCTCTCTACCGCTTTGCGGTGCTGGCGAGACCAGTCGAGACCCGTCGCAGGCGAGGTATCAACGATTCGCGGCTCGTTGATAAGCGACAGCATCATCGCCACGAGGAACATCAGTCCCCAGTTATTCCGGCCCTCACTGTCGGTTCGCAAAAGGTCAGTACCTGGAACAAAGGCGCCAATGTAATCCATGTCAGCGCTATCTTGGTAGCTGTAGACCTCGATAGCCTCATCTTTCTTCGACAAGAAGATTGGCCCCGAATGCCCTTTAGGGTGCTCAAAGGTTAGCACCATATCCGGCCCTGGCAGGCGTGCACCACACGGGAAAACAAGTTTCCCACCAGGTCCAGCAGCGCCTATTTCGCCGGACATGGCATCGGTAGCGACACGAAAAACCACTGCCCCCACATGAAAGTGTCGAGGGCCAACGAGCACATCCCTGATGGCACTCGAGACTCCGTTCTCACTCATCCTCTCGTACGCAAACAATGTCTTCGGGTGCATTCCGTTCTCCATCGCGCCCGGCCTGCCAAGCCTCAAGCGCATAAGGGTCCACACAAGCGGACACCGGGCGCGATGAAGCTCCCTATCCGCGCTCACCCCCTTGGCACGGGGAATTTCCGGTATCGGTCAGAGATCCATTTCCGCCTGACGCGTGGCGATCGACACGACCGAGGCCGGGCGGCGGAGCAGATCCTCGATCTTGCCCTTGATTTCGTCGCGCAGCTCGTCCGTCCGCTCCACCACCTGCGCCACCTGATCGGTGGACAGGCCGAACTTCATTTCCAGGTAATCCGGCAGCGTCTCCAGCGAGGTCGCCACCATCACGAGAACCTCTTCCATCACGGCCCGGGTCCGATCGGCCCGGACCAGGTCGCCGCGCTGTTCGGCCAGCCTGTTGCGGTCGTATTCGGCCAGAGACCACTTCCGCAGCTCGTCCGCCGTCAGACCGGCCTCGGCCTCTTCCTGATCGGCATCGAGGTTACGGAAGGCCAGCGCAGCCTGCGCCGCGACCTGGTCGCCCCGCTGCTTTGCCGCACGCGCCCTGTCGTCGCGATGCTGGCGCCAGGCGTAGCAATGCGAAAGGCGAAACTCATAGGCCACGCCATTCTGCCCTTCGGACAGCACCGGCATGCCTTGGCCCATCCATTTCGTGATGGTGTTTTCTGTCACGTTGAACGCGCGGGCGAGCTGCGAACGGTTCAGCACCCCATCCTCGGCACCCTCTGGAAGGGGCCATGCCGACACGTCCAGCACCTCCCCATCCGCAAGAGTGATGAGGTTAGACACAGCTTTTCCTTTCAATAACAACAACAAGCACAGCAACACGCACCCACGGCCACCACACCGGAGGCCAATGTAACGGGGCGCGAATTACCCGCGTGCGGCAGATGCCCCGGAAGGACCCAAAGGCCTACCCGAAACGCTTCGCCATCATCTTGGCCAGCGTCCGGGACAGATGACCCGGCATCTTTGCCACGAAGACCCGCCCGGCATTGTCGAAGAGTCCAAGGCGCTGTTGATACACCGGCACCTTGGGACTGATCACCGCAACCACCCCGATCTGACCTTTGGCCCCGCGCTTGTAGATCGCATTGGCAGTCAGCCCACCTTTGGGAACAAAGTATCGGCCCCTTGCCCGGTTCCGCTTGCGCGATGCCTCGGTAGCGTTCTGGTGCGCATCCCGCTGCACCTTCAGATCCGACAGCACTTGGCTGATCTCGCCTGACGACCAGTTGCCATATGCATCAAGCCGCGCGTTGTCCGCCGGGATGATCGATTGCACAATCCCCGCGAAGGCAAGCTTCTGCGAAACCAGTTTTTCAAGTCCTGTCTGCGGTCGCGGCCCGCCCTCTTCCTCGACCCTCAAATAGTGACGCGAGGCAGAGCCAGCCCGCTGTTGCACGACAGCCTGCAACCCTGTCGGGTTTGCCTTGACCACCTCGAACGAGTTCAACGTCCAGCGTGTCGGACGATCGAACACCACGTTCATCCGCTTCTGCACATCGAGGCGGATATCCTCGGCCATGTCGTTCAATGCCCAGGTCGCGGCGATGCGCAGATCTCGCTCAGCCATCTGGCGCAGGGCAAGGGTGAATGGCCCGGTGTCGATGGACATAGACGTATCCATAACCCAACCCCCAGAAATGCGAACGCCCAGAGGGGTTTCCTCCGGGCGCACGTGTCCTGCTGGCAAATTGTCAAGGGGGCAGACTTTTGTCAAGCGCCCTGTTCGCGCCATGGCGTCATTGAGGGCATAGCATCTGTGATCCGTACCCGAGACAGGATGTTCAGAGAGACCAGCTCTGTTCGAAGCCACAGCAAAGCACCCCACCAATCCAGATAGACCCGGCGCGCCCGCGCGATCTGGCCGGGCGTTGGCATGACACAAACCGGGCAGTAGAGCACCGGCTCCACTCTGACCTTGCCATTGCGCCCCTTGCGTTCGACCGGCGGCCAGCCCTCACAGCCGAGGTGATGCGCCTCACTGGTGGCGGCGCGCCACCCAGACGGGTTCTGATGAACATCACGCGGCAGGAACTTGGGCCGCTCGCCCCGCATCCAATCCGGTTCCAAGCCAGCACGCGCAAGGTCGGCGATCCTGATCGCCATCTCTCGCCCACCATAGCCGATAGGCAGGTTGGTAACCGCCGAGGCGATCAACTCAGCATCGGACGCCGGTTCACTCCACCCGCCGCCGTCAATCTTGCACCCGAGCTGACCGCGCTGCATCATCAGCCATATGCCATCGACGCCGCCGCGCAGGCCACCAGAGGTCTCTCCCAGTTCATCGAACTCCACCCGGGCGCACTCATCGCGGAACGCCCATTCCAGAGCGCGCTGGATCGACATCTCCCGAACCTGCGGCACGGGCGCCGCACGCAGCCGCGACATCCCCAGATCCATCATCACAGCCCGCCCTCCGCGACACTGAGGGCGCCATGCTTGGCCAGTTCGAGCAGACCGATGAGCTGCAGCAGATCGTCATGAAAGCCGAACTCCACCACGCCCTTGCCGCCCGCCATGATGATGATCGCCATGCCCTGCGGATTGGCGCGCGCCTCTTCCAGCGCCTTTTCCAGCGCCGCCACGACCTCACCCGCCTTGTGATCAGCGCCAGCCTTCAATCCCGTCACATTGCCGCCCACGTCCATCATGCTGCACCCGCCCGTTTCTTGTTGCCTTCATCCACCAGCGCCAACGCCAGCTCTTCATCGCGCAGCCAGCCCGTGAGCCAGTTGCGGTCATCATCGGTCGCCATCTCGGCCCGGATCTTTTCCTGAATGATCTGCCGCCGCCGATCATGCTCACGCGCCCGCTCACCGATCTCGCGCATCTCGTAAGGGGTCGGCGGGCGCAGGCGCTGCCGGATGAAGCGGAAGAGATCGACCAGATACCCGCCGGCCACCGCCTTGGGCCCCTCGACCGAGGCAAGCCAGCTGGTCAGCGCCCGCGACTGCGCAGGCGGCGGCGTCTGAATGCCGCGCGCCAGCTGCATCATGACGATCTCGGAGGGCCATTCATTCGATGCAGCCGTGTCGATCAGCGCATCGGCCAGCACCTGAAGGTTCTCGACCGACATATAGGCCAGGCGCTCGACCAAATGTTTTTTCCCGGCCTCGAACGCCTCGACGCCCATGCGCCGGGGCCGGGTCATGCCGGCCGCCTCCAGTCGATCGATCAGATGCAGTCTGACTGCTGCCTTGCCCTCTGCCGGGCCGTTCACGTCTTGCGCTTCGCTTGCCATGTCGCACCCCTTTTCTCAGCAAGTTCCATCGGATCAGCCAGCACCCCGCCAATTCTGTTACGCGGCGCTAAGTCTTTTCTTCTCTTCTCTTTTCTTTTCTCTTCTACGCAGAACAGTTCCATTCTGAGTGGTTTCGTTCCGGAACAGTACCGAACTGTTCCGGAACAGTTTTCGACAGTTTCACCCGCGCCGGGCGCCCTTGTCCGTCCAGCCGGAGCGGACAGCATGTTCAAGCGCCGCCTCATAGTGAGGCTGCTTCCGGTTGCCCTTGCAGTGATCCTTGAGCCAGTCATCCATCCGACTGATCAGGACGTCATCGGCAACTGCCGCATCGCAGAGACCGATCTTCTTCAATGCCTCGCGAAGACGCTTGAGGCGCTGGTAGTAGGCCTTGTCTTCCTTCGACAGCTCATGCATTTCGCGCCGCTCGAGCACGTCCAGCACCTGTTCAAGCACCACTGGGTGCATCAGCCGCCGCTCGCCGTCCGACAGGCACGGACGCCAGTTGCGCAGTGGGCCGAACTCCATGTTGCGCAGCTCACGCAGGCGAGAGACCGGCAGCTTGAGCATGTCTGCAAGATCATCGTCGTCATCAGGAAGGGTGCCGATCGGGCTCTCGTTCTGCGCCAGGTCGAACAGCGCACGCGCCATGCCCTGCACCTCATAGGTGGCCCTGCGGAAGGTCTTCGAACGCAGCCAGCGCAGATGCTGCCACTTCACGAAGGAATTGCCATCCAAGCGCACCGTGCGCGGGATCGCGTATTCTTCCAGATCATCGATATCAACCACCACTGGCCGCCGCGCCGCACTCATCACGCCGCCACCCCTCTTTGATTGTTGTTCGATCTGGCCAACCCCAGTTCCGTGATGTCGGCCGAGATCGTCGACGCACTGACGCCAAGCGCCTCGACCATCTGCTGGAGGGTCGCGCCTTCCGATCGCATCTGCACCACGCGCATTTGGCGCTCTGCCTTGGCATTCTTGCCACCGACCAATCCGAGCGCGCGAATATCCAAGGTCAGCGTGGAAGAGCTGATGCCCAATGCCGCCCTGATCTCGGCGAGCGTCCTGCCCGCAGAACGCATCTTCGCAACCTCTGCCCGCCGCCGCTTGATGGCAGCGTCATCCGGCACCCGAAGTCCACCGAGCCGGGCCAGATCCTTGCGCAGGGTGTTTTCCTTGACGCCAAGCGCCGCGAGCATCTCAGCCCTGCCCATCCCCTCAGCGATGAATTGCCGCAACTTCGCATCACGGGCGGCGATCGTCGCGGCCACCTGCGCCTCGCGGCGGGCACGGGCCAGAACCACAGCCCCCTGCGGATCGGCGAACTTGACGCCGCGCGCATGCAGATCGTGCCGAACCGTCCGCGCCGTCATCCCGATCGACGCGGCGATTTCGGCGGTCTTCAGACCGCGCGCATGCAGGCGCACAACCTGGTCGCGCCGGGTCTCTCTTTCCTCGTGCATCTCGACCATGGTTTGGGATCGCGGCTTGCGCAGTGACCGCCCATCAACCAGATCCAGCCCCAAGGCATTGGCATCGCGCGCCACCGTTCTGGGCGTCACACCAAGGCGATCCGCGATATCGCGCGTCAGTTGCCCGGCCTCGATCAGCTTGCACACCTCGGCACGGCGAGCGATTTCCGCTGCCGCGCGTTCCTCGCGCGCGACAACCGCCTTGGCCTTGCGCAGCGACGGCCTTTCCAGGCGCTTGATCTCAATCCCAAGCTTGGCCGCAACCGCATTCACTGTCTGTCTGGTGAACCCGACCGCCCGCCCGATTTGCTCGGAAGACCACCCAAGGGACGCCAGCTCCGCTATCCTCGCGTTTCGGGCGATGATCTCGGGCGGAACGACATAGGGGGTTTTTCGGCGACGGATACCTGCCGGAGGCTTGACCGGTTTCAGGCCGAGCGCGGCGAGATCATCAGAAACGGTGGTCGGGCACACGTCGAGCCGCCGCGCAATCTCCGACGACCAGACGCCCTCGGCATGCAGCCGCGCGACATCGGCGCGGCGTGCATTGCGCGCCTCTGCAGCGCGGGCAGACGCGATATTGCGCCCAAGAATGTAGTGCGCCGCATGCTCGGCGCGCCTTCTGGCCTCAGCATCGGGGTAGCGCAACTGGTTGATCTTCGGATCCCACACCGGCGCCTGCCACGCGCTCCTGCCCACCGGCAGCACCTGCACGGCTGTATCTGGAACCGGGCACCCGTAGCGGGCGGCAACCTCAGCGGCGATCTGCTGTTCGCGGGTCATTCCTGCCCCCCAAACAGATCCGCTTGTCTTGCATCAGTGCGGTCCATGAAGCGCATCTGCATCGGCACTTCGGTCCAGTCCCGGCGCCAGACAAACCAGGCATTGCGCTGTGGAGGAGAACCCTCGCCGGTGAAGTCGAGCTTCCAGCGCATGAGGTAGCAGTAAGAGAACGGGTTCCGATCCAGCAGATCACCGAGGCCGTTTGCCTTTGCCGCTGGCCAATCCCACGACAGCAGCAGCGCGAGATAGCTCCAGCCTTGCATATCCAATGAGTGGCGAAGCCAACGCCCGTGGCCATCGCGCGCATTGATCAGGTTGTATGGGGGATTGGTGATGATCGCCTGACACGGCGATGCGTTGAAACCGAAGAAGTCGCCTATGCTCGAATCCGGGCAGCCGCGATCGACCAGATCACTCGCGAAGCAGGTAAGACCCATAGCGCGAACCTCGCGCACCAAAGCACCATCACCGCACGCTGGCTCCCAAACCGCACCGCAATCGCGAATTGCCGCACCATCCAACGCAAAAAGCGCGCGGATAGCCTCGGGCTGGCCAGTTGGATAGAAGTCTTGCGGGCGCCGATCGGCGGCCTCACGGCGGGCCTCTGGCAGAGCCATCAGCAGATCCTGCCGGGCATCTACACGAGACGCTGCGCCGGATATCGCCTTGAAGTATGGCTTGGCCGAAGGTGCATTCATTGGCGCACCGCATGGCAGATCGAACTATGGTTCCAGCCGCCGACCCGCGCGATTTCGGCCTTGGAGAAGCCAGCCGCATGGGCCGAGGTCCACGCCGCGCGCCGTGCGACGCTGACAGGGCCGGAGCGATCCCGGACGTAGATGTCAGCCTCAGTCAGTCCATGCCGTGCAGCCACCGTGGCGATGATCGCGCGGATGCTTTGCCGAACACGCGCCCGGACCCGTGTCTGATGCCCGTTCATGCAGCTACCCCATGCGAAATGGGGTCGAGCCGCAGCGTCCGTCGCATCAGATCGACCACCGTGCCGCCACAGCCGAGCTTGCTTGCCGCAGTGCTGATCCAGGCACCAGCCTCGGGCCAGCCATCGCCGTCAAGCAGCTCGGGCCGGTGATGCGCGACATGTACCCACGCCGCCAGACGATCGGCCAGCGACAGCCAGTCCCGCTCTTCCGCCGTCAGCCAGAAGCCCGCGCCCATTTCCTCGCGCACCTTGGCCTCTTCCTCTGCGTGCAGCGCGGCAACCTCGGGGCGCCGGTCCTTGAACGGTGCAGGCAGATCGCCGATGACCTCTCCGACATCATGGTGCAGGGCGGCGAAGATCAGTTGCTCGGCCAGTGGCGCCGCGTCCTTGGGCAGCAGCTGCAGCAGGATCACGGCGACCATCCATTGATGCTCGGCATTTGTCTCGCGGATATGCGCCATGTCAGGGTTTGCGTGCCAGCGAGCCACGCGACCGGCGCGAATGATGTCGTAAAGGCTCATGCTGCCACCCCACACACCAAATCTTTTTGCCCAGGATCACCCGCGGGCTGGTTGCCCAACCCGCGGGGATCACAACCCTGCGCGCCATCAATCCCCGCCGCCGCGCAGCGGTGCGGTGCCGACCCCGGGAGGAGGATGGGGCCAGCGAAGGGGAAGGTGTTCGAAGAGAAAGCGGGCAGCATGGCAGTGCCGCCCCAGTCTTCCGCATCACCCGAAGCAGGAAGGTCAATGCGGGCGGCCAGCGGGCGATGCCCACGGCCTGAAAGGTCACAACTGGCGGGGATCACGCCGCCCTCCGAAGCGTGGACTGGGCTTGCTCGGCAACCGCCTGAAACTCATCAGGCCACAAGATCGCCGCCTTCAGCATGATGTTGGAATGCGGGCGGGAGAAACCGACCAGCCAGTTCCGTGCGGTCTGATCAGTCACCTGAAATTTCTCCACGATATCCGTCACATCGGGAAGGCGGCGGCGCAGCACATCCGCCCACCAGGCCTGCGCCTCTTCACGGGTCACATCGATCACCGGATCGACCCGCCGTGGTCGAAACGCAAAGACATTCGAATGGGACTTTTGGGCGCCCAAGGCGGCAGACTGGCCGCCAGAGATAGAATGGAGGGTGCGAGGTGACACGGAATTCAACCTTTCAAGACTTGCGGGACAGGCGGAACCTCGACGCTGGCTTGCCAGCATGCGTTGCCAATTTCGGCGCGGTAACTGACAGTGAACCCGCGCGCACAGAGCCGCTGAATCGCGGCATCAAGCGCGCGCTCGAACATGGCCAGAGAGGTATCGGAATTGATTTCAGTGTCAGACATTCTCAAACTCCTCGACCAAATGCCGGTCTGGAAAACCCTGAAAGCCTTGCCGCCGCGTATCGAAGCACTCGAGCGGCGGGTGGCGGAACTCGAGGGCGGGCGTCAGTTGCCCGGCACCTCTCCGGGACAACCATGCCCGGCATGCGGCCATCACAGCCTGCGCCGAACGTCGAGCAAAACCTCGACTGGCCCCTTTGGCGCCTTGGGCGCGCGGGACGAAATCTGGACCTGCGGAAACTGCGGGGAAATCGACCAAAGGAACGGGGTGCGCTAGATCACGAACGGCACAGGTGTCGCAGGCGTGTTCACCTCGCACCTGACGATTCAGCGATGCCCGCAAATCGGCCTGTGCCTTCGCTGACACCCAAACGCGCAAGACCGAGCCATCCGCGAGGTCGAACGACAGGATCGCCACGCCACAACCGCTGCAGGACAACGTCAGGCCGCGCAATTCTGCCGGGATCATATGGGGCGGGCGAGGTGACATCAGGCGACGTCCTTATGATCGGGCAACGCGCCCGGTTGTTCCGATTGAGTTTCAGGGGATGGCAACCACGAACGCGCCGACACGGCACCGCCAGTCGCGTCCTCGATCTTCAAGGCAAGTTCGAGACTGGGCGTCATGGTGCGGGCGATCAGCTTCGAAACGGTTGCCTGCGTCACGCCGACACGAAGCGCGAACGCCTCCTGCTTCATCCCGGCTCTGCTAAGGTAGTCTTTCAGATCGCTCATATGGCGATTTATGCGCGAGGTGAATATTCACGTCAAGTATATTTATACGCAGTACGATTTTGCAGATGCATCACCCTGCGCGGATAATGTCGAAATGCACATCGCCACGCTTCGCCGCCTTCGCGGCCTGACCCAAACAGACATAGCCGACATGACGGGGCTAACGCAGCCAACGATCTCACGCGCCGAAAAGGGTGAAGACGGTATCACGCTAGGCACGCTCCGGCTTATTGCGACCGCCCTTGGCGTCAGCTTGGCTGATCTGGTTGCGGATGACCGGACGAAGGTGGAAACGGAGCTTCTGTCTGCGTTCCGCAGACTGTCTGCGGATCGCCAGCGAGGATGGCTCGATCTGGCCCGTTCAGTGATCTCAGATCCTCCGCCACCAAGTTGAGGAAATCCCGAAACTGATCATCACTCATTACGGACAAAAGCTGCTGAAACTCGCTCGCGAACAATGCGCAGTCCTCCAATTTAATGGTTAAGCCTTGCGCGAACGGATGGTGAACGCAATGTTCGCTATCCGATGGATGCTGTGTTTTCTGGGGATATGCCTCGGGATAAGACGGGTGCTGCCGAAACACACTGTTTCGCGGGTCCGGTAGCGTAAACACTTTATAGAACAAGCCCGCGCCGACACACTCGCGCGTCAAGTGAGGAGACGAAGATTTGGCAAAGTGCAAACGTTGCGGCGACAGTATCTGGCGGTTGGATAGCATCAACGGCATGTGTCACAGTTGCGCCGTCCAGCACGAGGAAGAGCAAGACGCGCAGCGCGCATCGGCCGCTCGGGCGCTATCCGTGCGAGACGCCCGCGCGCAGAGCATCATCCTCACCACAGAGACCAGCGCCAACGATTTGGTGATTGCACAGCGCCTCGGGGTCGTCGCGGCAGAATGCGTCTTCGGAATGCACTTGTTCAAGGACATGTTTGCGGAGATGCGAGACCTGTTCGGCGGTCGCAGTCAAGCGGTGCAGAATACGCTGAAGGACGCTCGCAAGGTCGCCTTGGACGAATTGCGCAGCGAAGCAGCCTATCTTGGCGCCGACGCGGTGATCGGGGTCGATCTGGATTACAGCGAAATCAGCGGAGGCGGAAAGTCGATGCTGTTCCTTGTCGCCAGCGGGACCGCAGTAAAGCTTAGTAAAACCGAGTATTGACCTAGTGCGCGCCGGAGGCTCGACTCGGCCCCCGGCGCGCCTCCATCATCGGGTTCCGACACCAACTGATGATGGAGATTCGATTGTTCAAAGTCACTGAGCGCATCACCTGCTCTACCGAAGATGGCCGCCGTGTAATCGTCGAAATGCACCAAATTGTTGAAACCATTACGGATTTGGATGGCAAAACAGAAGTGGGCATTCGAGGCGCAAAGCACCCCAAGCTGATTGACGGCACCCCGATCCGCTATGGCGACGGCGACGGTGTTTTCATCTTGTCAGACGGAACCATCATCCGCGCGGAATAGCGGATCACTCGCCGGCAGGATGCTGCGCGCATCATCCATGCGATTGGCGTAGATGGTCCCCCTTATCCCGGGTTCAAAAAAGCTGCCCGGGCGGATCGGCGGACATTGCACTGGCGTGGCGCGCGGGTGATCTCCGGGCGTCAGCACATACGGGCCAGCCCAGAACATAACGACGCCTGCCCGCGTGTCTCGCGGGAAGCCAACCCATATCCTGCCATCATCATCGACAGACATCACGCGACCATACTCTGAGGCCCGCATGGCTCTGCCGAAGAGGCCAATGACAAAGTCGTTGCTGTTGTCATGCCCAGGGGCCGCGTCCCACAGCTCCGACCCGTGCGGGGCTTTTTCGTCCACTTGATCGTCCATTTCAGACCTCCATTTGATTTCTTGCACTTACCAGAATGCTAAGTCGCTCCGGCATTTATGCGCAATACGAATTTTCATGCTTGACGTGAATATTCACCTTGCGCATATTCAATCCATCGCAACCCGATGGAGGCCACCGTGCCACTTATCTTCATCTTCGCCCAACAGGCGCCGGCCAATGCGCCGGAACCACCGAACCTTCGCTTAGAAGCGAGCCACAGCAGCGCAGCCCGCGCCATGCGAATCCTGCGCGACTTCGCAGCCCTTCACGCCTTGCCTGCCGCTGATCAGCGCGACATCTGGCGCTTCAACGCTGACCTGATCCGCGCATCCCGCAACCCGATCTCTGTGCCCTCGCGCAGCTGGCCCACCGATGGGGATGCAGCATGATGGACAGCCGCCATCCCCGCATCGATCCGCCCGCTGTGCGATCACGCATGGCTCTCGATCGCCTTCGCGCCGCATGGGACTGGGCGCGCGCCACGCATCCCGCCGTGCAAGACTTCGACAAGGGCCGCCCCTCCCTGCGCGAGGTTGCCGTCAGCAATTCGTGGGTTCTGCGCGGTGACTGCCCCGATGGCCGCGCGCTGCATGCCTATGTCCATGACGATGCGCTGCAGATCAGCATCGCCACGCCTGGCCCCTTTGCTCCCATCGCCCATGTCGCGCTGGACCTGCCCGCCCGTCTCGGCGGTCACCCCAAGGCTGCCTGAGGCTTTCCGGTGACCGCCCTCGCGGGGGCGGCATCCCGAGACCCTCAGCCCAAAAGGATTTGCCCAATGTTTTCGCCACAAGCGCAGATCAATGCGCGCACCATCCGCAGGGAGAAGCTGAACCGCACCTGCCGCACCGCGATCCTGATCGGTCGCGAGGTGGTGCCGTTCATCCCGTTCGCCTTTGCCGTGCTGCTTCTGGCCGATGGCTACCTGCGCCTCGCCTCGGGCGATCTGCAGACCATCCACGCCCAGGCCGAAGCGCTGCGGGGGTGGTGATGTCAGCGGCCGTGAAACCCCACCCCACCCTCGGAGCACAGAAGATGGCCAGCAAGGCTGAACTCAACTTCATGGAATTCCTCCAGTCGTTCCGCCGCGGCGAGCTGCTCGCCGATGGTGACGACAAGCTGAACGAACTGATGGACGCGATGAGCCGCTGTGACGGCAACGGGTCCATGTCGATCAGCTTCAAGTTCACCCGCAACAAGGCGGGCCAGCTCGAAGTAACGCCGACGATCTCGATCAAGAAGCCGTCCCGTGCCCTTGGCACCGGGATCTACTTCTCGACCGACGATGGCCGCCTCAGCCGGCGCGACCCGAACCAGCTCGACATCGAGGACGAGATCGAGCGCCGCCGCAACATGGACAACTGACACCACCGAAGGGAGCCGCAATGGCCACGAAATCCACCACCGAAACCGCGCTGGTCGACAGCCCTGCCGCCTATCCGGGCGAGGCGCTGGACGCCGCTATCCGTGCGGCCCGCATCGCAAGCCCCGTGATCGAAGGCCCTGACGGCCGCCAATACGCGGCCCTGCCCGAAAATCACCGTCTGACCGAGCTAGTCAACACGCTGCGGCTGCCGCCCTACCCGGCGCAGCGCCTGCAATTCGACAACCGCGCATCACTGGTGACCTATGCCAACCGGTTCAGGGATGCCCGGTCGATCATCATCGCGGACTATGACAAGCTGGAAATCACCGCGCATCTGGACTGGCACCCGCACAACCAGCACGAGGACTTCGGCCTCAGCGGCGCGCAGATCCACACTGCCACACTGAAACTGCGCCCGTCCGAAGAGTTTGCCCGGTGGAATGCCGCCGCAGGCAAGCTGATGGAACAGGCGGATTTCGCGCGCTTCCTCGAAGAGAACTCGACCGATGTCGCCTATCCCGAGGCGGCGACCATGATCGAGATCAGCCGCGACTTCGAAGCGACTGTGGGTCAAACATACAAGTCGGCAGCGCGCCTCGACAACGGCGATCGGCGGATGGTGTTCGAGACTGAGACTCGCGCCAAGAACGAGGTGGTGATCCCGCAGAAGTTCACCCTGAACATCCCGATCTACAACGGCGAGGAACCCGACACCCTGACCGCGCTTTTCCGCTGGCGTGCACAGGGTGGCGGCGTGGCACTCGGCTTTGAATGGCATCGGGTCGAATACCAGCGCCAGGCACATTTCGAGCAGATCGCCGCCGCAGCGGCCGAGGAAACCGGCCTGCCCTACCTCATGGGCCGCCGCCTCTGACCCCATGCCGGGCGGGGCGGCGCCACCCCGCAAACCTCTCAAGGTTGGAACTGCCCCGGCCCATGAAGCCACCACTGAAACGGGTCGGGGCGCATTTTCGAACCACTTTGACCCGAAAGGAAAACACGATGACCGATACCGCCGGAATGCGGCCCATCCTCGTAACGACCAAACACCGCGGCGTGTTCGCGGGGCTGGTGCCGTCCGATCAGGATATCGCCGCGCCGACCATGGCCCTGAAAGAGGCGCGCATGGCGATCTACTGGGGCACCACCAAGGGCCTGATGCAGCTCTGCGCCACTGGCCCGACCGAGAAGAGCAAGATCAGCGCGCCCGCCGATATCCCGGTGCTGCATGACATTACGGCCGTTTTCGACATCACGGCGGAGGCCTGGTCCAAATGGCAGGCGGCGTGACCCCAGATGATCCGCTGCTCACGATCGATGACATCATCCGCAGCGGCGCCTGCGTCTCGGGGGCTTATGCCACCCTAGAGCGGGTTGCCACGCGCGTGAGCGCGGCAATGCCTGCCAGTAAGATCAGAGCGCTGCTGACCGACGACGAGCAGCGATACGTGGATCGAGCGGAACAGCAAAGCCAGGGCAACGGCGACGGCTACGGCAACGGCGACGGCAACGGCTACGGCAACGGCTACGGCAACGGCAACGGCTACGGCTACGGCTACGGCAACGGCAACGGCTACGGCTACGGCAACGGCTACGGCGACGGCTACGGCAACGGCAACGGCGACGGCGACGGCAACGGCTACGGCAACGGCAACGGCAACGGCTACGGCTACGGCAACGGCTACGGCAACGGCGACGGCAACGGCTACGGCAACGGCAACGGCTACGGCAACGGCAACGGCGACGGCGACGGCAACGGCAACGGCGACGGCAACGGCAACGGCAACGGCGACGGCGACGGCAACGGCAACGGCAACGGCGACGGCGGCTGATCGCGCGCGCATGCCTATCGACCGGGCATCAAAGCCCGGTCACCACCCCACCTCAGGAACATCCCAAATGCCCGACATCACCACCCGCATCTCTCGCGTCCTTTGCTCGATCCTCAACGTCGAGCCAGAGCAGATCACCCCCGAGGCGTCAATCATCCAGGACCTTGGTGGCGACAGCCTGGACACGGTCGAAATCGTGATGGCCCTCGAGGAAGAGTTCGGGATCGAGATCACCGACGACACCGCCGAGAGCATCCGCACCGTGGGCGATGCCATCACCGCCGTCACCAAGCTGACCAGCGTCAACGCCTGAACCCGTGCCCGGCGGCACCGGGCAGAGAATGGAGAACCCCATGCAAACCGTCGACAGCGCATCCGATGATCGCACCGCCAACAATGCGGTGCGCCACCAATACCGCGTCCTCAGCGATGCAGAGAAACAGCAGATGGTCGAGTTGAAGGACCTCGGCGCGGCCTTCATCGCCAAGTGCACCGAGATGTCGCTCGCGATCACCAACGCTGAACAGGCGGTCATGTGGGCCGCCAAACACGTCACGCGCTGACGTTCCGGTGTCAGCCCGCGCGCCGGGCTGCATCCAGAGCGCCACTGGAGAACATCGACATGAGCACGAAGACACAATCAGGCGGCATCAGCACCATCGGGCTGCTCGGCGTCCTGTTCATCGCCCTTAAGCTGACGGGCCACATCAATTGGTCTTGGTGGTGGGTTCTCGCCCCCTTCTGGATCCCGTTCGCCATCGTTCTCGTCATCATCCTGATCGCGCTGATTGCGCAGGCGGTGCAAAAATGGTGAAGCCGCCCACCCCAGAGTTCAAAAACCACAGCAAGACTGTAGGCATTGAGATCGTTGCCGCAGTGCTTTGCATCTGCGGCCTGATCATCGCTGCAGCCCTCATCGAGCCAAAGGCAGAGCCACAAACTTGGCCGCGCACCGGGGAATGGGAGTGCACGCGATGACCGACACATTGACCCCGGCAGCCAAAGACGTGCTGGCCGAGCGCGACAGGCAGCTCAACGAAGAACGCTGGGACCATGCTTGGGACGACCACTATGAGGAGTGCGAACTCGCCCGTGCAGCGGCAACCTACGCGATCTGCACCAAGCCAGAGCAGCTGACAATCCGGGGCATGATCTGCTGGCCTTGGCAGAAACACTGGTGGAAGCCCACGACCTATCGCCAGAATTTGGTCAAGGCCGGGGCACTGATACTCGCTGAAATCGAGCGGCTGGACCGCGCCGCAAGCAGGGGCACGCGATGACCTTCCCCGACCGCATCATCACCCACCACATCAGCGACCATCACGCCGTGCAGGGCACAGAGGCCGAGGTGCGCCGCATCGTCGGGCAACTGCCGAGCGATCCGCCGGGATACTGGAACCGCTGCGAGGAGTGCTACCAGCTCGTTGGCTACACGCATCAGCGCTGGTGCCCCGAAGATGGGATCGTGACCGAGGCGCAGACATATGGAGGGCGGCATCTAACCCGGCAGGCGCGGAGGACGAACGTGCAACCTGCAAGCGCGGCGCCGGCAATTCCCGCCGCGACCGGGGATGGACAGGATAGCGGTCAGGTGGGCGCGCGCAATGGGTGACCGCGATCACATCCTCACCCCTGCCGCCCGGGCGTTGCTGACAGAGATCCAGACCGCCGGATCGGCAAAGACCAAGGGGCGCATCAAGGCGGCCGATGAACTGGACCGCAAGGGCCTTATCCACCGCACCAAAGGCACGGCCACGCTATCGTCTGCCGGGCGGTGGTCTTTCCGTCAGGAGGCCAAGCATGGCTGACAATGGTTCCAACATCCACATGCGGACACCCGAGGGTGGCAAATCCTCAATCACATGCACCCGGAATGGGGATGCGGTCGATCTGGTCTTTATCCGGCCCGGCATCCCAAGCGTCGGCATCAGGATCACCCGAGCAATGGCACGCAATCTGGCAGATTCCCTGAAACGGGAGGCCGACCGTGACTGACCTCCACCCGGATCACATGGCCCTGCTGTCTCTGGCCCGCTGCGCGATAAATGCTGAGGCCGGGCCCCTTTGGAAGAAGGATGTGGAAGAGGCCGTTACCATCTACGGCGCCGCCTGTGATGCGCTCTGGAACGAATTGCGCCGCCAGCTGGACGTTCAGGACGGCAAGGTGCCGGTGCTGGAACATCCCAGCGTGCAACAGAAGGCCCTAGCCCAGCGGATGCGCGGCACGATCATCACCGCTTGCCGAAGCGCGATCGAGGAAGCCCTCTCCAATCTGGAATATGAGCATGAGTGACGCCACCACCATCGAATGGACCGACGCGACCTGGAACCCGATCACGGGCTGCACCATTGTCGATGCGGGCTGCACCAACTGCTATGCCATGGCGCTGGCAGGGTCGCGGCTGCGCAATCACCCCAGCCGGGCGGGCCTGACCCGCGTAACAGGCGGGCGGGCAAAATGGACAGGCGAGGTCAGGCTCAACGAACAATGGCTCGACCAGCCGCTGAAATGGACCCGCCCGCGCATGATCTTTGTCTGCGCCCATGGCGATCTGTTCCACGAGTCTGTGCCAGATGAATGGATTGACCGGGTGTTCGCCATCATGGCGCTGGCCCCGCAGCATACCTTTCAGGTGCTGACCAAGCGGCCAGACCGGGCGCGGGAATACCTTGGCGCGAATCCGGGCATCCGTATCAGGACGCAAATGGCCAGCATCGGCGGGCCGCTGCCTGTCATCGAAATGGACTGGCCTCTGCCGAACGTCTGGCTTGGCACCAGCGCCTCGGATCAGGCCAGCGCAGACAAGCGCATCCCTGAATTGCTGGCCTGCCCGGCAGCGGTGCGCTTTGTGTCGCTGGAACCACTGCTAGGGCCGATTGATCTGACGCGGGTCGGCACCATCGACAGTGTGCGGTCAGCATTTCCGGCTCTGGTTCGACGCCTTGACCAGCACATGCGCCCTCACACCATCAATGGCGCGCAAATTGAGGCGCTTGGTAGCCAGTTTCAGGCAACCACCTATTACCAAACACCAGACCACATGGGGGGCTTCGAGGTTGGCTCACGCTATTACCCCCGCCTCGACTGGGTGATCGTCGGCGGCGAGTCTGGCACCCATGCCCGTCCTATGCACCCTGACTGGCCGCGCGGTGTGCGCGATCAGTGCTTGGCGGCAGGCGTGGCGTTCTTCTTCAAGCAATGGGGGGAGTGGGAGGCGGATCAGATCGGCCCAGAGGATACTCGGTCAATCAGCCATCCGCCCGGTCATGTCATTTTTCGCAAGGTTGGCAAGAAACACAACGGCCGCCGTCTGGACGGCCGCACATGGGATCAGATGCCGGGGGTGAACCATGTTTGACAGCCTGACCCTTTTCCCGATGCCCGTCGCACCGGTTGCGCCGATCGATCCGCGCCCGCTGATCGTGGACAGCTTTGCCGGCGGCGGCGGGGCCTCGACCGGGATCGAACTCGCGCTTGGCCGTAGCCCGGACATCGCCATCAACCACAGCGAATCCGCGCTTGCCCTGCATGCTGCCAATCATCCGGAGACGCTGCACCTATCGGAGAACGTCTATCGGGTTGACCCCCTGCACCACATGCACGGACGGCACATCGGCCTGATGTGGTTCAGCCCGGATTGCAAGCATTTCAGCAAGGCCAAGGGCGGCGCGCCGGTGAAGCGCAACATCCGCGATCTGGCTTGGATCATTCCCGGCTGGATCGAGCGCATCCAGAAATCCGGTGGTCGCGTCGACGTGGTGCTTCTGGAGAACGTCGAAGAGTTCAGGACATGGGGACCGTTGATCGAAACCGAGAAGGGCCTGATGCCGGATCCGACCCGCACCGGCGAGACGTTCCAGGCATGGTGCAAGGCCCTGCGCAAACTGGGCGGCAAGATCGAGATGCGCGAGCTGCGCGCCTGTGACTATGGCGCGCCGACGATCCGCAAGCGCCTGTTAGTGGTGGTGCGCTTCGACAAGCAGCGCATCGTCTGGCCAAAGCCCACCCATGGCGCCCCGGATTCGCCCGAGGTTCGCGCGGGCAAGCTGCTGCCATGGCGCACTGCGGCAGAGTGCATCGACTGGTCACTTCCCTGCCCCTCGATCTTCGACACCGCGCCACAGATCATGGCCAAGCATGGCCTGCGCGCGCAGCGGCCACTGGCGGACAACACGCTTGCCCGGGTGGCACGCGGCATGAAGCGCTATGTGCTGGAAGCTGATCGGCCGTTCATCGTGAACCTGACCCACGGCGGGCGCCTCGAGGATGCGGCGGAACCCTTCCGGACCATCACGGCGGCGCACCGCGGCGAGAAGGCGGTGGTCGTGCCCAGCATCGTCGGATGTGGCGGCAGGGCCGGTCAGAGCCGCCCGCGCGGCGGGGATGAACCCTTCGCCACCGTAACGGCCAAGGCCGATGCCTGCATGGTCGCGGCCAGCATTACCCGGTTCAACGGCGGCGCCACCGGCGCGGATCTTCGCGACCCCATGCCCACGGTGACCGCGAACAGCTGGATCAAGAAGCCGGGCGGCGCGATGCCCCTTGGTCTGCTGACCCCTTATCTGGCCAGCATCGCCCATGGCTACAGCGGCGGGCGGCGGGAATACCCGCTCACCGATCCGCTGGGCACTGTGACGGTGGGGGGCATCCAGCACGCGGTTCTTGCGCCATTTCTGGCAACCATGCGTAACAGCCAGAAGCCTTGGCAGGGCGCCGACAAACCGACACACACCGTCACCGCCGGTGGCGCGGGGCTGACACTCATCGCCCCGGTCCTGACCTATGCCCAGCAGGGCGGCAGCAACCGGCCCGCGACCGATCCGCATCACACGATCTGCGCCAGCCGCAAGGATCAGAACAGCATGATCGCCGCGACGATGGTCCACATCGGCAACGGTGAACGCTCAGGCCAGCGCCCACGCGCGCTCGACATCGAGGCGCCCCTGAATACCGTGGTGGCAAGCGGCGTGAAGCAATACCCGGTTGCGGCCTTCCTCGCCCAGCAGAACGGCGGCCCCCGCATGGAAGGGCACAGCGGACGCGATGCGCTCGAGCCGATGAGCACCGTGACCGGAAGTGGCAGCCATCAGACACCGGTTGCAGCCTTCTTTGCCAAATACTACGGCACCGGCGACGGCGCGCGGTCAGACGAGCCTTGCCACACGATCACGGTCAAGGATCGCATGGGGCACATCCAGGCCGATCTGGCCGCCCCTCCTTTCGGTCCCGAGCATCACGACCGGGCCCGCGAGGTAGCGGAGTTCCTGCGCGCCCATGGCGCATGGGATGGTGGCGAGTATGTCACCCTCTCGATCGACGGGCAGGATTTCGTGGTGGTCGATATCGGCATGCGGATGCTGACACCGCGCGAGCTGTTCAACGCCCAAGGCTTCCCGCCTGACTATGTGATCGAAGGTGTCTGGACGGGCACCGAGACCGATCACCCGAAATGGAACCCATTCCCCGGCCACGTCCAGGTGAGTTGCTGTGGCAACAGTGTTTGCCCGCCGCTGGCCGAGGCCTTGGTCCGAGCCAACTGTGGCCATCTGGCCGTCGAACAGATCAGAGGTGCAGCATGACCGACATCACCCCAACCATGCGCAGCGCTGCGGTCCTTATGCGCGCCCGCTTCACCTATCGCCGGGACAGCAAGATCGACAAATGGGTGATCATCGACCCCAAGACCGACAAGATCATCGGCGACTGCGAGGATTTCGCATTGACCACCCTTGCCGCGACCCTTGGCAGCAAGAGAGCTGCCAAGCGTGCCCTGTGGAACGGCGATGCCAAGATCATCTACACCCGTTTCAACGGCGGCGGTCACGCGGTCCTGTATTTCAACGGGCACTACATCGACAACGTCCACCCCTACTGGTCGGACACTTGGCGCTATGGCGACAAGATCGCCTATCCCCGACTGGTCATCGCGACCAAGTTGCTGCTGGCGAAGGTGCTGTGATGAACTGGCGCGAGAGACTGGCAGACTGGATATCCTTCGGCGCGCTGACCCGCGCACGCGGCTGGACCGAGTACGAGGCCGAAGCAGCGCGTCTGGCTGAAAGGCGGTGTGACAGTTGGCGTGAGTTTGCAGCCAACCAAGCTGAGTCAATCAACCCACTGCGCGCCGCTCTGAGGCAGATCGCATCCTGCGAAACGCCATCAGCTAACGCCACCGTTCGGCGCATGGCCGGCATCGCGCGAGGGGTGCTGGAGAAGCAGCACGGTGTGGGGATCACCCACTTGACCACCGATCGTGATGCGGCGCAGGAGGCCGCGCCAGACTGGATTTGGTATGGTGTTGATGCCGAGGGTAAGACCCACGTCAGCATGGGCCGCTGGCAACAGCAAACCTTTCAAAAGCGGTACAAGCTGGCAGCGATCCAGCCGACCGAGCATGACCACCCGGCGCAGGATGCAGCAAAGTTGCTGCTGCAGGCAGGCTGCTCGGGCGTCCCAACGCTGACCTGGCACATCCGCCGGGATCTTGATGGCAAGGAACCGGGGTATGCGCCCGGCGATGCCTTCTTCCATGACGGCAAGCTGTATGCCGCCGTCAAATCTGCCCTGCACCAGCTGGTTGGAGAGCCTAAATGAGCGACCTAAAAATCACCGAAATCCATGTCCGCAAATGCCGGTTTGTGATCGATAGAGCCACGCTACAGCGCATCATCAGAGACTGGGCAATGGCGAAGACCGGTTTTTGCGACGACGTTACTTCAGTAAATTTCGCTTTCCACGACGAAACCGCAGGCAGCCCGCCCTACAAGGTCGGCACCTACTGCACTGTAGACCTGACCGAGGACCAAATGATGATGCCGAAGGTGCGTGCGGAATGACCGGGCCCCGTGCAGAGATCCATGACGGCGGCCCGGCATTCCCGACAGAGCGCTTCACCAGCTATGGGAATGGCGCGGGCGCGACCACCAGAGAGGGTGGAATGACACTGCGCGATTGGTTCGCGACCCACGCCAGCGAGGACGATATTGCTGAACACCGCTGGCAAGGCATCCTCGCTGACGGGAGCTATGGTTACAACCTCACCCGCGAGGAAGCACGTTATCGCCATGCCGACGCCATGCTTGCTGCTCGAGGGGTGAAGCCATGACCGACGCACCACTGCTAGGAAGGGGCCGCCCACTGCCAGATGCACCCCTGCGGATCTACATCGACCGTGGTCCTCGGGGTGGTTGGATGCACCGGCATGAGCGGATGCCAGACACACGCCATGTCTACATCGAAGAAACCCGCGACGCCCTCGAGCAATCGCCCATCGTGCACGCGATGATAGCGGAGGCGGTGGAGCGTGAGCGCGAGGCGTGCGCGAAGGTAGCCGAGGATGATGACGAGACGCGCAAGGGATGGGGCGAACACCGAAACATGGTAGCCGCCCAGATCACAGAGCAGGAAATCGCTGCAGCCATCAGACGCAGGGGGTGACATGGGCGCACCGAAAGCATCCGAGGCGGCGATCCTGCGCGCTATCAACGCGTGGAAAGCAGGCACCGGCCAGCCGGTCGGGCGCATGGAAGTCACCGCAGACGGGCGCATCATCATCACCGCGCCCGCTGTAGACACACCGGAGGAATTGCCGCAACCTGCCGGGCCGAAGCGGTGGACAAAACGGTGACGGAATTGCGCGTGGATTTCCCGGGCCTGCTGATCGAGCGGCACAGAAACGGCAGCCTGCGCTACAGGGTGCGCGTCGAAGGCAACAAGGCCAAGCGCATTCCTATTCCGGTCGCACCGGATCACCCGGATTTTGCCCACCACTACTGGGCAGCCCGAGCCGGTGAAACGTGGCAGCCAGGCCAGTCCAAGATTGAGGAAAAGTCGCTCGACTGGCTGTGCCAGCGCTATCTGGATTTCATCGCGAAGCTGGTGGACGCGGGGCAAATGTCCCCCGCCACGCTCAAGCAGCGACGCAGCATCCTGACGCGCCTGTGCGACCATGTGGATCCGCAGGGCGAGCGCTACGGCGAGTTTCACATGGACTTTGACCCGGCAGGCTTCGTCGACATCCGGGACGCATGGGCAGCCCATCCTGGCGCCGCTGACAACCTGATCAAGTCCATCCGGTCGGTATACAAATGGGCCATGGAGCGCGGCGAGATCGGCCACAACCCGGCAGCTGGCATCGGTGCGATCAACCTCAACCCGAAGGGCGGCGCGGTGCCGTGGACGGCTGCGGATCTGCGGAAGTTCCGAGAGCACTACCCCGCCGGAACAACGGCCCATCTTTGGCTCACCATCCAAGCCTTCACGGCATGCCGGATCGGTGACGCGATTTGGCTGGGCAGAGATCAGGAAGTGCACCGGGCGGGCCAGACGTGGCTGGAATGGCAGCCGCGCAAGCGTGGGTCGGCGTTCGTGTCGATCCCCATGCTTTCCCCGCTCTACACCGCCACGCGGGCCGTCAAGATCGTGGGGCCTGCCTATCTGCTGAATGAGAAGGGCAAGCCGTTCGCCAGCGTCGAGGCACTTCGCGTCAGGGTCCAGCGCTGGTGCGAGGCCGCAGGCTTGCCTGGGCGGTCGTCGCATGGCATCCGAAAGGCAATGGCCGAGACAATGGCCGAGGCGGGATGCAGCCAATACCAGATCATGGCCGTGATGGCGCACACCCAAGCCAAGACGTCAGAGATCTACACCAAGGACGTTGAACGGCGCGGTTTGGCGCATCAGGCGGTGCAGGCGCTGGCCGGTCTTGACTGGTAGGTGTCCCGCAGCCTTTAAGAGCGGGACACTTTGCTCAATGCAATAAGGGCATGTTTGCGCCTATGGCATTCCAGGGTCGCCCACCATCTTCCGACAGATATTTAAGAATTTCCACCTTGGCGCTGAGCCATGCGGACACAGCGCATCGCAGGCCGCTCTGGACAAGGCCGCGCGCATCAAAAGGCACGTCAATCAATAGGACAAGCCTTTACGAAAGCTCAGAGATTTTCGGGAAGGAAAGGTCTGGTGGAGCAGAGGGGGATCGAACCCCTGACCTCGTCATTGCGAACGACGCGCTCTCCCAACTGAGCTACTGCCCCTCGACCTGACCCGGTTTTTGGCGAATCGTGCCAGACTTGTCAAGCTTCGCAGGTTTGCCTGTAGGGCCTTTGGGCTGGGCCGTTTGTCACACCCGCCCGGCAAGGTTCTGGCGTACGAAATCGGCAATCTGCGCGGCCGGGCGGGCGCCAGCGAGGCGGGCAACCTCGCGCCCGCGATTGTAGAGGACAAGCGCCGGAATTCCCTGAATCCTTGCACGCGAGGCCACGTCCGGGTGGTCTTGGGTGTTGAGTTTGACAAAGCGCACGTCTGGCGCCAGCGCCTGCGCCGCTTTGGCGAACTCGGGCGCCATCATCCGGCAGGGGCCACACCAAGGCGCCCAGTAATCGACCAGCAAGGGCAAATCATCGCTTCGGATCGCCTTGTCATGGCTGTTGGCATCAAGTTCGCGCACCTTGCCATCATCAAGCGGCTCGCCGCAGATGCCGCACTTTGGTCGTTGCTCAAGCCGTTCGCCTGCGACACGGTTGATCTGTCCACAAGAGGTGCAGGTCAGTTTCACGCTGGTCATTGGCTTCCCCAAAACACATTCGCCTGCCCGAATATATTGGAAGCCATCATCGCGGGTGCAAGTCCATCCGATGTGGAAAAGGGGCGGCATTTGCAGCCGCCCCCCTTTGGATGCCTCACTCGGCCGCCTGCGCGTAGCTTTCAACCGGCGGGCAGGTGCAGATCAGGTTCCTGTCACCATAGACGTTGTCGACACGCCCCACCGGCGGCCAGTACTTGTCCACACGGAAGGCACCGGGCGGGAAGCACCCCTGCTCGCGCGGGTATTTGCGCGTCCAGTCCGCAACCAGATCTTCCACCGTGTGCGGTGCGTGCCGCAGCGGGCTGTCCTCGGCCGAAATCTCGCCGGCCTCGACCGCCTTGATCTCGGCCCGGATAGCCAGAAGGGCGGTGATGAACCGGTCGATCTCGGCCTTGGTCTCTGACTCGGTCGGCTCGACCATCAGCGTCCCTGCGACGGGCCAGCTCATGGTCGGCGCATGGAAGCCATTGTCGATCAGGCGCTTGGCGATGTCGTCCACCGTGACACCCGCTTCGGCGAAGGGGCGCGTATCGAGGATGCATTCATGCGCCACGCGGCCGCGGTTACCCATGAAGAGCACCTCATAGGCGCCCTTCAGCCGTGCCGCTATGTAGTTGGCGTTCAGGATCGCCACGCGGGTCGCCTGCGTCAGCCCCTCGCCCCCCATCATCAGACAGTAGGCCCATGAGATCAGCAGGATCGAGGCCGAGCCATAGGGCGCCGCGCTGACCGGGC